TCCAACTCCTCAACGCCGCCCTTCCGTGCGCAGGCCGGATGCGTCTATAGCGGCGGCTTCCCCTACATTGCATTTCAGGACTTCACCAGCAACCTGTACTGGCGCACCGACGGCGCCTTCGCCTCGATCAAGTCGCTCGAGGACCTGGCGCGCGGTTACCACGGCTATGCCAAGAAGTTCGGCGTGCCGAACGAGCAGCTCGTCCGCCTGCCGGCCGGCGACGACGACAAGGAGGGCCACGCCGCGCTGCGCAAGGCGCTGGGCGTGCCCGAGGCGCCCGACAAGTACGATTTCCGCGACCCGGCGCCCGAGACCGGCGCCAAGATCGATGCCGAGCTGAAGACCTGGTTCGGCACCAAGGCGCATGAGCTGGGCCTGTCGAACAAGCAGGCGGCCCAGCTCTACGACGCCTGGAACGGCCTGATGGGCGACCGCGCCAAGGCGGGCTCCGAGGCGCAGACCAAGGCCGCGACCGAGGCGACCGCCTTGCTGAGGAAGGAATGGGGCCAGGCCTTCGAGGCCAAGCTGGAATTGGCCGGGCAGGCGCTGAAGCATTACGGCGGCGACGAGGTCGCGTCCTTCCTGCGCGAGCAGAACCTGCACAACGACCCGCGCATCGTCCGGATGTTCGCCAAGCTGGGCGACAACCTGGCCGCAGACGGCCTGCTCGGCCGCGCCCCCGGCTCGGAGGGCCTGCTCTCGCCGACCGAGGCCAAGCAGCAGATCGCCGCGCTCGAGACCAGCCCGGAATGGCTGAAGCTCAAGGGCAGCGCGCCCAGCACGCCTGGCCGCGCCGAGATCATGGCGAAGCGCGACCAGCTCTACCAGGTCGCCTACGCGACCGAAGACCGGCCCTAGCGCCGGACGGGATCGATCGGCGCCGCGGCCGGGGAATGCCTGACAGGGCATCCGGCGCGCGGCGCCAGGCGGTGAGGCGGCCTCGACAGCCAGGGTGAACGTCCGGACGCGCAAGCCGGGGAACGTCGCCCGCAGGACCCGCCCCGCGAGGGGCAGCGAAACCGGCGCCGGGCCGATTGGAACCCGGGCGGCGCCAGAACCTAGGAGGCCCCCATGGCCGGTTTGGAAATCACCGTCGCCCAGGTCCAGCAATTCCGCAGCAATGTCTTCCCGCTGGCCCAGCAGACCCTTAGCCGCTTCCGTCGCGCCGTCATGGAAGATTTGATCGTCGGCGAGAGCGGCTACATGGAGCAGCTCGCCCCCGACGACATGGTCGACGTGACCAGCGAGCACGCCGACACCCCCGTGTTTCCCGGCGGCTGGATGCGGAGGCGCATCGTGCTGACCGATGCCGACTGGGGCAAGCTGATCGACAAGCAGCAGCAGATCCGTTTGCTGGTCGATCCCGAAGGCGCCTATGTCAAGTCGGCGCGCGCCGCGGTCGGCCGCAAGATCGACCAGCGCATCGCCAACGCCTTCTTCGCCACCGCCTACACGGGCCATTCCGGCACGACCTCGGCCCCCTGGCCGGCCGGCCCGGGCAACGGCGTCCCGGCCGGGACCCAGGTCGCGGTCAATAGCTGGGCCTTCGGCAACGGCAGCGGCAACGCGCCCCTGACGATCTCGAAGCTCATCGAGGCCAAGGTCAACCTGCTCGGCGCGGAAGCGATCGAGGACGGGTTCGGCAATTCGGGCGACCCGGTCGAGGATCTGTTCTTCGCCTGCGGGTCGAAGCAGATCGGCGATCTGTTGGCGACGACCGAAGCGACCGCACGCGACTTCGGCACGACCAAGGACGAGATCGGCGCGCTGGTCAGCGGGCGGATCACCAAGCTGCTCGGCTTCGAGTTCATCCGCTACGAGAGCATGCCGCTCAACGGCTCCAGCCAGCGCCGCTGCGCCGCCTGGGCGAAAAGCGGCATGGGGCTCGGCATGTCCTCGGCCGGCGAAGTGGTCTGGGTCAACCCGCGCTGGGACAAGCGCGGCGCGCTCCAGGTCTATGCCGGCATCAGCTGCGGCGCGAGCCGGCTGGAAGAGGCCAAGGTCTGCGAGGTGATCTGCACGGAGCCGTAAGGTTGCTCGCCGGGCATCCGAGCCGCCCACCAACCCTCGGATGCCCGGCAGGGCCTCGGCTATTCGCCTCGGCGAAATCCTTACACGGCGAACGGCGTTCGCCACCCCTGAAAGGAGGGGGAGATGGCTACCACCTACGGCACCCAGTTCACCAACATCGTCAACAACGCCCTCGGGCAGCTGCAGACGCTCAACGACATCCAGCTCGGTGGCGGCAAGGTCCGCGTCTACATCGAGAACATCGTCTATGCCAGCCAGGCCTCCGGCTCACTGATCTGCTGCGCGCGCGTGCCGCTCAACGCGGTGATCCTGGCCTTCGTCCTGATCACCGACACCTCGACCGGCTCGGCGACCCTGGCGATCCAGGACTTCGCGGCGTCGCCCAACACCTATGTCGCGGCGTCGGCCTATACCTCGACCAACACGCCGACGATCATCGGCAAGCCGCAGGCGCCGGCCACCGGCTATGGCGTCGGCCAGGAGATCACCACGGCCTACGACTACAATGGCACGAGCGGCCGCAACGCCGATTTCGCCATCCTGACCGCCACGGCCAGCCTGCCGGCGAGCGGGAACCTGACGCTCTACACTCTGTACGTCGACGGCGCGAGCTGACGCTGTCTGAAGACGCCGGGCATCCGAGCCGCCACGCCAACCCTCGGATGCCCGGCAGGTTTTAGGAAGGACGCAGTTTCTTGGCCTCACCGCCGGTCGACATTTTCAATCTCGCGATGGCCGAGCTGGGCGAGGAGGCGCTGTCCGGGCCGCTGACCGGCGCGACCAAGGCGCAGCGGCTCTATATCGCCAACTGGGACCTGATCCGCCGCACCGCGCTCGAGAACGGCGAATGGAACTTCGCGACCGAGCGGGTCATCCTGGCGGCCGATCCGACCGCGCCGATCTTCGGGCCGGCCAACCGCTTCGCCCTGCCGGCCGATTATATCCGTCTCGCCAATGTCGACGACATGGATCTGAACGCCTGGAAGATCGAGAGCAACCCGGCCGGCGGCCTCTGGCTGCTCTCGGACGACGACAGCACGCTCAACCTCAAATACGTCGCCGACAAGACCGATGAGAGCCTCTATTCGGCTACGTTCAAGCGCGCCTGCGCGCTGCTGGCGGCCGAGCTGCTGCACCCGTCGATCACCCAGTCCGAGAGCAAGCGCAACGCGACCGCCGGGCGCGCCGAGGGCATGCTCCAGGCCGCCCGGCTGAAGGAGACCCAGGACAATAGTCCCGAGGAGTGGGACGTCGATGTCTGGCTGCGGAGCCGCGTCTGATGCCGGCACGGGGTGCGACCAGTCCCGACGAGGTCCAGGCCTATGTCCGGGTCACCGACTTCACCGGCGGCGAGATCTCGCCGCTGCTCGAGGGACGGCGCGACCTGCAGAAATACTATTCGAGCTGCCGGCAGCTCGAGAATTTCCTCCCCCTGGTCCAGGGCGGCGTGACCCGCCGGCCGGGCACGGCACTGGTCGCCCAGCTCCCGGTCGAGAGCCCCGGCGGCGTCGCCGGCTATGCCCAGTCCTACCGCCTCGCCCCCTTCGTCGCGACCGAGCAGAACGCCTATGTCGTGGTGTTCGAGTGCTGGGCGCATCCCTACGGCCAGAACGACGTGATCGCCTTCGGGGCGAATGAGGGCATCCTCGCGATCAGCAGCACGAATGCGAGCCCCTACACGCTCTCGAGCCCGTACAGCCAGACGCTGACCCTGCAATGGGCGCAGTCGGTTGATGTGATGTGGATCGTCGATGGGACCCAGCTGCCGCAATATCTGAGCTTCGTCGCGGCCAACCCGGCCGACTGGACGATCGACGAGACCAGCTATCTGCCGAACCCGGGCCCCTGGGGACCCCTCAACCCGTCGCTCAACGCAACGGCGACGACGCTGACTTTGGGCGCTGCGACCGGCTCGACCACGCTGACCGCCAGTGCGACCGCCGGCATCAATGGCGGCCAGGGGTTTCTCGCGACCGATGTCGGCCGCCAGGTCCACATGCTGCTGCCCGACCCGCTGGCGGACAGCTACAATCCGGAAAGCCCGCCGGCCGATGGCACGATCGCCTGGGGCGGTGCGATCATCACCGGCTGGACCAGCTCCACCGTGGTGACCGTCAC